TTTGCCAACTGGCCGAAGATGCCCGCGAATCCGTGCCCGAACTGGTCGTTGACAAAACGGCACTACCCAGCGGCGCAGAAATCACGATTCAGTTGGACTTCAAAAACACGCTGAAAGCCATGACCGCCGTTGCGAAAGCCTACGGACTGGGTTTTCGGCTGCTGTTTTCCGAAAATCAAAAATTCACCTTCCAAGTGTACGAAGGTACAGACCGAAGTGCCGATCAGGCCGACAACAACATTGTGTATTTCACCGACGAATTTCAGAACTTCATCGACCCGGAATACAGTTTTGACGAATCCGACTACTGCAATGTAGCCTATGCGCGCGGCAGTGACGGCAAGGTTGCCTGTATTGACCGTTCCAACGGCGGGCGCAAGCGCGTCTGCTTTGTGGATGCGTCCAGCATCACGCCCGATGACAAAACCGAAGCGGCCTATCTGGACGAGCTGAAAACACAATGTGGTTGGGGCCTGTTCGACCACATCAAAACGAAATCTTTCACGGGCACTGCCGTGAACATTGAGAACTTCGCCTATATGCAGGATTGGGACTTGGGCGACATCGTTACAACAGGCGATTCCAGTATTGGCATCACCATGAACGAACGTGTTACCGAGGTTGAAGAAGTCTATGAAAAAGGCAGTGTCACGATCTACCCGGTGACGGGCAAAACAAAATCCGAAACTTTGAATTTGGAGGACATCTAAATGGGAGAATGGAGCGGCTTTTTTCCGTCGTCCGGCGGCGACAGGAAGTACAAAACAGCCCACATTGCCGCGATCACCGATGCGCTGTTCCACTCTGGCGTGTGCCAAAACGATGATCTGACGCTTGCCCCGGCAGGCGCCATGACCGCCGCACTGGGCGCGGGCCGCGCACTGGTAAATGGCTACCACTACCAGAACGACAGCCCCTTAACGCTTACATTCGGCTATGCTGACGGCACGCTGGCGCGCATTGACGCGGTCATGCTGCGGCGGGATGTCAATTCCCGCGACATCCACGCCGTTGTTGTACCCGGTACGCCTGCCATCAACCCGACTGCCCCTGCCTGCACCCGTGATGCCGACGCATACGATTTGTGCCTGTATCATGTGCGGATTCCCGCAGGCGCTACCGCCATTACGGCATCCATGATTACAGACCGCCGCGCCGACGCTGATCTGTGCGGGTATGTCTACTGCAAGTTTTCTGGCATCGGCACATCCGTCATGCAGGCGGCAGTCGATGAAATGATTTCCGCCGTCAGTTCGGAGCTGAACCAGTTGAACGCGGGCACGGCAGTTATGACAAAAGCGCAGTACGACCCGAACGGCAGCGGTGTGGATGTAACTGCACAAATTTACAAGTGTACCAAAAGCGGCAAGGTCTACGCGCTGACAGGACACGGCGGTTTTGGCCGCTTCAAAGTCCCTGCGGCGTGGGCCAGCGGCGACACATGGACGGTAAACGGCAAGAACGTTCCCGCCTACTGCGGCGCGGATGCCGTGGACGGCGACGCAATCGTTGCGGGCCGTTGGGTGTTGTTCTCTTACGACGGAACCCAGCTAAATTTTAGCGGCGGCGGTGGGTTATCCCTTGGAAAGCTGGCACAGGCCACCGCCAAGCCCGGTCAAGTGCTGGCGGGCGTTCCGTACTATGCGGGCAACAAAGCGCTGAAAAAAGGAACCATGCCTGACCGTGGTCAAAACCAGTACGGCGGGAGCGTGGAAGCCGGAACCGACTATATAGCAATCCGTGATCTGCCCGAAGGCTACTACCACGCTGACGATGCTAAAAATGCCCCCGAAGCCCGCGCCAAGATGACAGAGTTCGGCACGGCTGGCAAGGATGAATTGATGGCCGGGTACACCATGACCAGCAAAGAGGGCTTGCGCATTGGCGGTACGCTGATTCTGTCCGGCAACGCCGACACAAGCGATGTTCTTAGCGGGAAAGAGTTTTACACCACCGACCCCAAAACCAAAAAGAGGGGCACGCTTGCCCTGTCCGGCAGCGCCACCGCTGCTGATGTTCTGGCGGGAAAAACATTCTATAACACCGATGCCAAAAGCAAGCAAGGGGGCCAGATGGCCGACAACGGCGACTGGAGCGCAACGCTTGCGCCGGGCGGGTCTATCACGGTGCCACCCGGAAAGCACAGTGGCGGCGGCAGCGTAGTTGCCAAGCCCTTAAAGACGATCACCATGAACGTTTCAAGCTGGCCGCACGAATACCCCGCAATGGAGTGGCACTATACGCTGACAGGTGGAACGCTTGTCGGTGTCGCGTCGCTTGACGGCGGTTCCGGCGATGGAAGTAGCAACATAGTAGATAGCATTCGTATTGTGGGAAACACTATATATGTCGCAAACCGACAGGGTGGCACTCCTATACGAAATATCACCCTGCTGTATTACTAAGAAAGGGATGAACCATGGCAGAACTTATCACGATTGATGTCTTGACCCGTGCAATCACTATTCCCACCGGGCAGGAATTGTTCGGTGTCGCCGGTGACAAAAATGTTGAAACAAAGCACATCCGCATCAACGGCCATGTAACCGCCAGCGGCCTTGACCTGTCCCAAAATTTTGTTTGGCGCGTCGTTGGTAACAATGGCGGCGGCGGGCCGTTCTCCGACCCCATCGACATCACCACGCTTACATCTGATGGTTGCATTGAAATGGACTGGACACCCAGCCCCGCCGCAATGGCGCGCAAAGGCAAGCTGCATTTCAATGTGTGCGGTATCGAAGTTGATGACAGCGGCGTGTCACTGCATGAATGGCACAGCGAAATGGGCACGGGTATTGCCAAGGAAAACGCTGAAGCCCCCGTTGAGGACATCGGCGGCGCTGATCTTGTGGCGCATTTGCAGGCCATGGCCGTGCAGGTTGCAAACAACGCAAAGGTCACTGCCGATGCCACCGCCGATGTAAAGAACGCCGCCGAGCAGGTCGAGCAAGGCAAGAACACTGCCCTTGAAGCTGTGGAATCCATCATTGACAGCGCGAAGGAAGCGTCTGACGCTTCGGCAACCTCTGTTGCCGCCCGTGATGTTGCCAAGGCAGCACAGAACGCCGCCGCCCAGCAGGCCACGCAGGCCGCCCGGAGCAAGGACGCTGCGGACAAGTTGATGCAGCAGGCCAAGACATACGCCGACGAAGCGGCGGGCTATGCTGGCGCGGCAAAGTATTCTTTCGGCTATACCAGCGACGGCAGATTTGCATTTTTCGTAAACGATGAAAGCGAGGTATAAAGCATGAACCCTGTATGTTTTCCTTTTACCGATGACACAGGCAAAGAAATGCGTGATCTCATGTCGCAGCAGACGGAATTGCTGGCCGCGATTGCGGCAGGCAACGCAAGCGCCGAATTCATTGATGCGAGTTTTGGCGCACTGCTGGACGGCACGAACACTACAAAAGTATTTTGGCTTTGGTGGCCGTTGAGCGCCACCGGCGGTGCATCGAAGTATGACCGCCTGTGCCGCTTCTTTGCCATGATGGCAAAAGCCGGGTACAAACTGGCCTACACGCTGCGCTTCTATCTGGACACGGTATCTTCTGACTACACGGGTACGCCGCTGGACGATCTGGCGGATGGCCGTTCCGCCGCACCGCTTGTGACCGATACAACCACCGATGTAACCGACTGGGCCGAAGAAGATTTGATGACGTGGTACATTCGCGGTAATGCTTTGAGCCTTGCCGATGGCACTATGAACATCCTTGCGCTGGAAGGTGAACGCGAGTTTGACATCACGGGCGAAACCGCCCCCGTCTACTGCTTCTCTTTGGCGCTGTGCCTGAAAGAATGGGAAGATGCCAGCTATATGTATAACAGTTGGCGCACCTATCCCGGCAACGGCTATGTGCCGATGGCTGGTGACGTGGCCCCCGATGGCACGATGCGCGTTATGACATGGCATCCCGCCTACTGCGGCGGTCTGAACACGAAGGGCGGAATGACAAGCGGCATCGGCAAGCCGCCCATGGTCTGGGTCAGTGCCAACGCTGGCATCCCTCTGGCACGTAAAACTACCACATACGAAGGACTGTGGAACGACTGTGATCAGCAGTTTGCCTTGTCCGCATGGCGGCTGCGCCACTGGACAAAGAGCAACAGCGGCAAGTTGGAGGGCTGCACGTCCTACAATTACCAGTATACCCCCGCCGTGGCCGAAGCGAACGTCAAGCGCGTTGTGCTGACTACGGCGCAGGCCGCAAACATCCTGCCCGGTTCCGGCGTGTGTCTGGGTGAGCGCAGCGGCGAAACCAGCCCCACCACCGATAGAAACCAGTCCTACAACCACAATATTTTCAACTGGGCAAAGGTCGTCAGCGTCACATCCGAAGTTATCGGCGGCGTGGAATACGGCATTGTGAATCTGGATTTGACGGATGCCATTTCCCCGACCACTACCATGCTGCTGTCTACCATGCCTTGGCCGTCCGGCACGACGGAATGTCTGCCCGGTCATAGTGATGGCTGCATGGGCAACCTGACGAATGGTAAATACCCCTACCGCGTGGCAGGCGTTGAAATGCAGATCGGCAACTATACCGAACAACTCGACCCGCTGTGGCAGGCAAGTCTTGTTGACGATCACTGGCACTATGATGTCTATTCCTGCCGCGATTCCGAGAAACAGGCGGGCAGCATCACGGCGAACTATGAAAAGACCAGTTCGTTCGATCTGCCCAACGCCAACAAATGGAGTTGGAACTATATCCGCGCACTGAACAAACTTGCCGCTGAATCCATGAACCCTGTGAAATTTGGCGGCAGTGATTCCACCTATGTGCGGGCGGCTTTCGATTCCCCCGGTGGTGCGGGCCTGTGCGCGCCTTGGCGTTCTGGCCTTCTTGGCGGCAGTGGCGCGTGTGGCGTCCCGTGCGCGGGTGGCTACTTTTCGCCCGCGTACTCGAATTGGAACGGTTCGCCCCGCCTTGCAGGAAGCGGTAAAAAGCGGGGTGAATGGGTGAGCGCGTAAGCGCCACCCAGAGGGGCAGCAGGCCCCTACATAATCCTGTAAGCAATATTCCTTATGGAGTGGTACAGCGGCGTTCGGCGGCTTTCAATTCCCCCGGTAGTGCGGGCCTGTACGCGCCTTGGCGTTCTGGCAATCTTAACGACAATGGCGCGTGTGGCATCCCGTGCGCGAATGGCAACAATTCGCCCGCGAACTCGAATTGGAACGGTTCGCCCCGCCATGCTGATGAAAATAAAGTCCGCACAATGCGGGCAAAAGCGTTGTACCGCGCCTGCGGCTTTGACCGCTAAGATCATGTGATACCGACACCATATAGCTGCGCCGATGCGAGAGATACGCGCGGGGTGGTGTGTATGGCCGCAGGCCATGGGCCTGCGTGGCGGCTAGTAGTAGATACTGCGGCCCTGCTGCAAGGGCCACAGCAACCGAACGTCGTTGAACATCAGCAAGAACGAAAGGCTTTGAGGGTTTGAAAAAGAACAGATATATGCCGCTTACACATGAACTGTGTGAGCAAGCGGCCTTAGAAGCCTTTAACGATAAATGGTTCCGTCGTAATTATCTGGCTATGGCGGAAAAGTACGGAGGTGTTACCCGTGCAGAATTACAGACCGCCGCCCGCGTGGCGGATATGGGGCCGCGCCTTGAAGTAGTTCACGGCATTGCCCTTGAAATGGAACAGCGCATTGATGATCTGCTGGACGGCAGTGCAAACGATCTTGACCTTGACCCGGTGCATACTTTCCCGCGCATTGATGGTATCAGTATGAAACTGCGGCAGTTGTCTGACTGCTGCCCGCTGCATCAATGTTTCGGGCATCTGGCCTATCTTGGCCTGCGGCCACTGCTGCGCGCAAGACTGTTGCCGTATCAGTTCGCCAGCATCCCGAAGAAAGGCCAGACGGCACTAAAGCGGCAAGTTGAACGATGGCTGCGCCGTAAAAGTCTTGGCATCCAGCACGCCTTAAAACTGGATGTCAAAGGCGCATACGAGCATACGAAACAGGAACTTGTGCTTGCGATTCTGCAATATGAAATTCCGCTCGCCGCTTGGCTGCTGGCCGTTGTGCGCTGCCTGCTGGCAATGTCACCGAACGGCGGCTTGCTGATCGGCGGCTATCTGGAAGCATGGATGTTCAATCTTGTCGCAAGTTATATTCTTGTCCGCATCCTTGGCTATGTCAAGACCCGGCGCGGTGTGTCCGTGCCGCTTGTGGTGCGCAGTGGCAGCTATATGGACGATCTTGTGTTGATGGGCCGACGATGGGCTGACATCCAGAGCGCGGCCCGTAAGATTACAAAATGGGTCAAAGACACGCTGCACCTGACAATCAAGGACAGTTGGGTGCGCGTTGACTTTCTATCCCCGGCAGAGGAACACCGCCGCCGACACCTGAAAGGCGCGGCCAAAGGTTGCCCCGGTCTGGATATGGCAGGGTATGTCATGCACCGCACCTATACTACCGTTCGCCCGGGTATTTTTAAGCGAGCACGGCGGCAGTATATGCGCGCAGGGGCAGACTTGAAGCGCAGCCACTTCATCCCGCTTTACCGTTCGTACCGCCTGATAAGCTACAACGGATATTTCAAGGGCACAAAATCCCGCGCTGCTGCCGAAGCGTTGAACCAGCAAAAACTATTCAAATCTGCAAAATGGGCGGTGCGCGCCGCCGCGATCAAAGAAAGGAGCCTTGCCGTATGATTATTACGGAATCCCTCGACAACAAACCTGCTGCCGTTACGCTGGAACCCTTGCCCGATGGCACGACATGGCTGTATTTGCGTAAAAACGCCAAACAGGTTGAAACTGATACCGGTGATGAAACGCCTGATGCTAAACTGTGGCAGTGTGAAACTGCCATCGGCAAGTTGGGTGCAGACCGTTCCGGTGAAACCGCCGATACCATCAACGCCAAGTTTGACGATTGGTGGACGTATGCCGCCGCATGGGCAGAGGATGAACCCCTGCCCACTGTGCAGGAACAAATCAACGCAATCTATGACACACTGGCCGTTATGATGGGGGTGTAACCTATGGCAATCTGGAAACTTATGTACAGGCTTGGCCGCGTCACCGCTGCACAGGTATGGGAACAGGTTGACAGCGGTAATCTGACAGAGTTGCAGGCGACGCAGATTTGCGGCCCACGCCCGTGATGATGCCGACAGACCTTGCCCGCGCCGCGCTTGATCTGGCTGACGAAGCGCTGACCGCTGCCGAAGCGGCAGGGGTGGACACCGCCGACCAGCGGGCCGCGCTGGCAGAACTCGAATTTAACTACGCGCTGGGCATCCGCCCGGTCAGAAAGGAACAAACCGATGTCTAAAATCTACGGAATCGACGTTTCCCACCATCAAGGCGCAATCAACTGGGCAACCGTGGCGGCAGAACTGCGCCGTGTGAACGGCGGAACAAACCCCGGTTTTGCCATCCTGCGCGCTGGCTATTCTGCCCGCCACGGCAAAGGCGGTCTGTACATGGACAGCCACCTGCTGCGCAATATCAAGGGCTGTGAGCAGTACGGCGTGCCCATGGGTATCTATGTCTATTGCTACGATCAGAGCGCCGACGCGGCGGCTGTCACGGCAGAACAGACCATCAGGGCTATTTCCGGGCACAAGTTCGACTATCCGATCTATTACGATGTAGAATATGAGCCGTTCAACAAAACGTGCGGCAAAGCCGTCAATACCGCCATCATCAAATCCGCGCTGGAAGTGTGGGAAAAGGCGGGCTATTATGCAGCAGTGTATTGTTCGCGTGATTTCTTCGTAAATTACACGAACCTATCTGTGCTGACCGGCTTCGACAAGTGGGAAGCGGCCTACACGGCCACGGACACCAATGCTGTGCAAAACGGCCTGTGGCAGTATTCCAGCCGCAACGCACTGGACATCAAGGGCTTTGGCGCGTCGCTGGATTGTGATGTGTCCTATGTGGACTATCCTGCCATCATGCGCGCCAAGGGCCTGAACGGCTACCCGAAGCCCAGCACCGACACGAAACCCGCAGAAAACACCACACCGTTGCAGTGCCCCACCATCGGCCCCATGAGCAAGGGCGACTTCGACGCTATCCTTGCCGCTGCCAATGGCAGCACCCCGACGGCCTACACCGTCACATTCCCGCCCATGACCACCGCTGCGGCCAGCGTCTTGCAGCAGAAAGCACACGGCCTGTCTGTTGGCTATTCCAGCGCGTGGGCGGAGGGCTGACCGATGGAACAGATTATTGCACAGATGCTGCCCGGTCTGCTGTCGTCGCTTGTGACGGCCTGCGCGGGCGCTCTGGCAGGCTATCTGGCAGGCCGCAGGAAAGAAGCCAAGGC